TCATTGGTAGGCATGGTCAAGGTGAACGTGCCTGCGGTCACTGTCTGGCTGCCAAAAGTATGCACACTGACCGCTTTGTTTGACTGAGTTGAGTTGTAAATCAACACGCAATCAAAGGCCGTAGACAATGTCACGGCAGAGTAACTGATGCTGGCGCTTGGAGTCACAAACGCTGTAGTGCCACTGGTGCTTGGAGGTGTGCCAAATGTCACTGTGACACCGCCTGCGGTGTAACCTGTGCCTGTCACCTCACCTGTGGAGCTATAGGCTGTAGTGGCCGCATTCACAGTCGCAGAGGCCAAGTACAAGGCAGCCTTAAACGTGTCGGCGGTGGTGGCGGCGCGAATAACGCCAGTGCCGAAATTGTGATGACCGACAAGCAGTTCACCCTTGAAACTTGTACACATAGCCTGAGTATTTGCCATGACTTAATCCTTATCCAATTGCCGCCGCAACGCCATCGGCTGCAACGTTTTGTTTTAACACAACATGGACTGATCTGTGTACCAGTTCGTCATCCAAACGATATTCAACCCAACTGATGATCTCTTTGTCGCTCTCAGTTGAGCCTACAGACTTGTGCAACAAGGACTCATCCATGTCGCCTTTGGTGGTGGTGATCATCATCCGAATGTCCTTGCTCGCGTCAAGATTGCGCCGCCAGAAGTTGAGCCACGGTCATCAGCAATCTGCAACTGCTCTAGGCCAGCAGCATATAACGATGACCACACACTGATTCTCGCATCATCCTGTAGGTAAGGCGCAGCCTGTAATAGCGAACCGTACAGGTAAACGTCCGGCGCTTGCGTCAACAGAAAATTGGTTGCAACAGTCGATGACAACTTAGTCAACTTTGCGTAGTAGACCAATTCAGCGGTGTACTCGCCATCAGGTATTGGCAAAAGTCTGAATTGATTACCCACCACGCTGAAATACAGTGGCTTGCCGCTGGACAAGTAGGTGGTGTTTGAGAGTGAGTCCATTGCATCAATGGTCTGAAACTGCAAGGCCGTGATCGGATTGGTGTTGAGCTTGATTGACTTGGTTTCTAAGAAGTCATCAGGCACTGTGCCGTATTCAGCAGCCGCCGCAAATGTCGCGTTGGCTCGCACAATCATCTGCCGCGTGCGTAGCTGGCGCTCCATCTGCGCCTCGGCCAGACTGATGAAGTCAGGAATAACTGAAGTCAGATCAGACCGATTAAGCCAATCGGCCAGCGATGTCTTCAATTCAGTGTAGGTGGTCAATGCCATTAGACTGCCTCTTTTTCAAGCTGTTCCTTCATGACCCATGTGTGCTCATGCCGGAATTCAAACGTGCCAATGTGGCCAATCTCTTTCGAGACATCATGGTCAATATACACCTTGAAACCCAACTCTTGCGCCTTCTTGCAAAAGAACACATCCTCGCCCATGTAGCCGCGAGTGTCGGTCTGCCATGGCATATCAAACCATGGCTCAGTCATGCCCTCAAACACTTCGCGCTTGATTAGCATCACGCCAGTGCCAACCGAGCCAACTTCTTCTAAGCCGGTGGACTCAGGCATGGTGTAAACCTGTTTGCGCTTGCCATTCTCATCATAGTTCTGCGCGGTCGGACCTGTGGGCATCCTGCGTCTAGCGCAGTTGGTAGCCACAATATCAACGTCATGCGCCATCAATCGCTGGATCATGTCCTGTGGGAAAGTCATGTCGGAGTCGATAAACAGTATGTGGCTGCAACCCTCGCGCATCGCGTCCAGACACAAGTCTGCACGCTGATTCTGGATCAGTGTGCCTTGCAGTATCTTGAGGCTGACAGCGTCAGTGGTGTTGAGCGTGTGGTACGCCACCATGTTGACCATGCAATAGGTGTAGTTGGTGTGAACCATGTCACGCGCTGGCGTGCAGACTGCAATGTATTTCATACCTGACCTGGCCTCACTCTAAAGAACCTGTTATCTGGATCGTTTAACCATTTCTTCATGTAAACCGGATCATCCAACTTGCCCTCTGTCTTCAACTGAAAGTAGATCGACTCAGGGATGCTGGCAACATGATGCCATTCACCTTTCCAATCTGCTTTGTTGTCGATGGCGGCAAAGTCGCGCTTGTTGGCCTCGATGACAGCAGTCAAATCCTGCGTTGTCTGAATCGTTGCCTCATCAGTGTCCTCGTTGTAGTGCCAGGTGCGAGTGATCCCCTTCTCGGGGTTTGCATCAAAAAATCGTTTTTCCATGTAAGTAGGGGAGGATTTCTCCTCCCCTTTCCTCTTATTTAATTAAGAAGTGATCAAGTCAGCGCAAAGGCCGTGAGCGTTTTCAGCCAAAACTTTGTGGCCGAATTCGATCAACAGCATACGCTTCTCAGCGTCACCTGTTTTCGCCAATTCGACTTGCTGATAAGGACGCAGAACGGTCATTTTTGCGTACTCAGGGTCGATGATCCAACCATCACGCTCGCGCTGGAAGCGGTTAGCGATAACGGCCACGTTGCCAAAGTCGCTGACGTAGATATCAACTGCACCGATCAACACGGCAGGCTTTTCACCTCCATTTATATTGAAACGTGAAGATGCAATGCCAGAGAAACCGGACACGCGCTGTTTATTGACAGGGCCAACCATCAGGATTTTCGGAGTACCGCCAGCAGACCATACTTTCTGAATCACATTCTTCAGAATGGTTTCAGTGAAAGTACGCACGTTGCCGTCAGTACGCGCACTGTTTGGCAGTGTGGTGTAGCTTGGGTCAGTGCCGTTGGTTTGCTTGTCGGTGTTGGTCTTGACAAACGCGCCCAAAGAGGCAGTCACGCGAGCAGTGGTTGTATTACCGGCAACAGCAATACCGCCATTCAAAAAGATGAATTCTTGGTCGCGCTTGAGTTCAGAGCCGCGCTTGGCGATCTGATATGCCAGTTCAGAACGGCGGCCAGCCTTGTTGACCACTTCTTCAGTGTTCGACAGGACAATGGTTTTGCGTGCGATCTGTGCATAGTTGGTCAGACGAACAGTCGCGGTGACTGAATCAAATGTGCCAACGTCATCACCTTCCAACTGAGCATTGGCGGCTGCATCTGCCAATGTGTCGGTCTGCCACTCAAACAAAGTATTACTGACGGTTTCGCGGCCAATGTTAGATTGGTACGGTGTTTCCTCTGGAGCGATGTTGGTGATCACATTGCTCAAGTCTTCACGGATACCCTTTGCAGAGTATGTGGTGAACGTGTTACTTACGATAGTCATGATGGATTCCTTATTTCAAGAGTTTGAAGATTGCATCAGCCGCGTCATCGACACGGCCAGTTTTAGCTAGACGTTGTTGTGCTCGCAATGCCTCAGTATTGTTAGAAACTCTTCCCGCTGCACCAGGCTTTGCGGGTCTTGGGCCATTGTTCGTCACCGGCTTGATCTGCCCACGCTTGGACATCATCTGGTCGTATAACGCTGCCTTACGCAACATCACAACCGCCCTGTGATCTACAACATTCTTCAGTTCATCAGGTGAGAATCCAGCCTTCTGGCCAAATTGAACAAGCATTGCTTTTTCGGCCGCAGCTTTCTTTGAGTCTTTCCACTCAGGTATAGCCGCCACCAACGCCTCTTGCTCCTGCTGCAACATCTGATTGCGATATTGCATCTGCTCTTGCTGTGACAACTCAGAGAGTCGCTGCTTTTCAGATTGAATCGCCGCGTTTCTCTCTTGGTTTTCACGCATCAACTCGCGCTGCGTCACATACTCAATGGGGTCTTCATTTCTGAGACGTTCCCAATCAATGTTCGGCTGCGCTGCCTGCTGAACCTGCGCCTCTAGAGCACCTAATAATTGAGCGTACTGCTCGCGCTCGGCACGCACCGCCTGCAACTCTGCCTCTGCGTGCTTTCGCACCTCGGCAATTTGCTGCGTTTTTCGCGTGTAATCTTGAGTTCTTGAATATCCCTTTTGGAGTTCCTCCAGCGACACCTCGACTTCTTTACCGTCAACCTTGACGGTGAAGACTTGTGGCTGTTCTTCCTCCTCAGAATACTCATCTTCTCCAGATTGTTCGGCATCAGTTTCATCGCCATCCGCGTCTGCATCGGTTAGCAACTCCTCATCTACCGCCGCGCCCTCATCGGGCAACTGCGTCTGGCTGTTCTCCTCTTGTCCCTCATCGGGGAGCATCCCAGCAAGTGCATTGGCCGCTTCGGCCATGTTCATCGGACCCTGTACAACACTCGCCGCTGGCGTTGGTGCTACTGTTTGCATTGGTCTATTTCCTTATTTAAGCAAGATTTTTAGATGCACGCTCAATGGCACGCTGTGCCACCTTGCCGTTGTCGATCATTTTGGTGAGTTCGTTCTTGAAAGTCTCTATGGCACGCAACTGCGCCCAAACAATCTCACGCTTGCTCGACTCCTCCGGCTTGCTGCTCTCAAACTCCCACAGCAAATCGCCACGCATCTTTTCCATGGCCGCTGCAAATACTTCGTCCTGCATAAACTGCTCAGACTTGCGGCCTTTTCTTACCTGTTCTTCGTTCATTGCGCCATTCCATTAAGGTTGATGGGTGGAGGCACATTCGCCGCTGTCTGCACAGCCTGTTGGATGATTGCAGA